CTTGACGTGGACGACAAACTTGTTCTTTAAATGTCTTATCAGCATCTTTAGCATTTGCCAAAGAAACGCCTTGTGGCATACCTATCTTTGAAATTGGAACACGGTGAGCAATAAGAATACGATCTCTATTTTCTACTGCGTAGTTCTTAAATGAAGAATCTTGAACTCCCGCCTCTACAGGCTTCATCTCAAACTCTACACGACCTTGCTCTCCATCAGATGGGAGAGGAATGTAAAGTGTTCTATGGTTTCTACCCTTGAGTCCTGTTTGAAAAAATTCAAGCAATTTACGCTCTGCATCAGCGGTAAGCTTTGCACCTTTAACAACAATGATATATCTTGGAACAGCTTTATTTTCAAAATAATCTAAGTTGAAGCGTTGTGCAAATTCGTCACCTGCAACTGCATTTTTTGCAGACAAAATATCTGGTACACCATAATATGTATTTGATGGTGTAAAAATCTTAAAGTGAATTACTTCGTTTGGCTGTGGATCTGTACCGATTTGATCTGGAGTTTCTGTGTCTCCAAAATTTCTAAAAAATGTATAACGATTATATACAACTTGCACAAAGCCATCACGGTGACGACGGATACGCATAGTTGTTGCTGGAATGTGTCCAATATAACCAATCTTACCAGTTGATGTACGACCAACTTCAAGATATCCATTACCAGTTGATTCTAAGTCAACATAAATCTTTTTCATTGTTTCTGTAAATGAATCATCTGAGTTAAGAGATTCTAAGAAGGTACGAAGTTCTTCTTTCATCCCTTCAATTTTTGAACGTAATTTATCAAGCTTTTTTGGAGTTTCCATAACAGCTTCAACCTTTGAAGATGTTGCCCAAGTATTATCAAACTTATAGCCTAATCCAATGACGTTTGCTGCCTTAGCATTTACAGCAGAGTGATGATATGGAGAAATATCATAAAGTTGTGCTAAGTATAGAACATTGTATGGTGGCTGAACAATTTGAAAAAGAGAATAGCCAGTCAGATCAAGCGGATCAAGCTTTTTAGATTTAGCATCATCTACACCTGTAAATGACTTTTCAATACGATTTACTTGACGACGGAAATTAGGACTTAACCCTTCTGCCTTTTTGATATCATCCCATCTTGCATTAAAGGGATCATCAAATTCTTGTTCTACAGTATGCTGTGTTCCAAGCTTGACTGTAATAGTACCTTCTGCTTCATCATCAGCATCAACAACAGTTAAATTAGTCAATTTTCATCTCCTTCATTTCTTTATAGTATTCAAGCATTGCTGGAGTATCCATTACATCTGGAACAAGACCTAACTCTAATCTCTGTTGTTGAATTTGTAACTCTTCATCATCAATTGCTCTGTGTCCCGCAAAAAAAATAGGATGTCCTTCTTCTAAACCATAGTATTTTGCTGCATCTTTCAGCTTTTTAATTTGGCGTATATCGCCTTTCATAGACGGAATACTTAGATATCCGCCCTCGTCATCCATAACCAATGATTCATCAGGCATTTGCCAGGCGTAAACTCCCCAGTTTACCTCATCAATTGGTGTTACTTTCATTTTACCCATATGCCAATAATACCACCAAACTATTTAAAACTGAACATTAGACTGCCATTTTATTGTGCATGAGTATGGAAACTTATTGGTTGACCATTGTTTATTTGAGAAAATGTACCAGAGTATTCAAGAACTGATCCTACAGAGGTGACTGAATCATAAGCTACTGAGGTATTAATGGCAACAAAAGATAAATATCTATTTTGAACTTCAGTTAAACCCAAAGCATTTGGATAAATGCTTATATAGCCATATGTGGCTTCTGATGGAAGCTTAGATGCATCATAAGAGCCATTTATAAGTATGTTAGATGATCTTGAGCTTGGGTATACCAAAGCCACATGATATATTTCTCCATTTGTCAGTGTAATAGGAGATGAGTTTCTACTTATACCGTTGACATATAAAGTTGATCCTGAAATTGAATTTTGCAAAACATTTGAAGAGTCTATATATAAATCTGCAGTACCAGAAAGATCGGTATCTAATACCGCCGAGCCTTTACCATCATATTCCATCCAAAACTCTATTGTTTGATATGAAGAAGATGAAGTTGGAGATATTACAGCATATCCAGATTTGGATCCTGGGTCTTGTGCAGAAAAACGAACACCTAGATTTCTAGATCTTGAAAGAATATCTGTAGTATCCTTCTTAATCATATAAGTTGTGCTTGAAGCTGGAGATATTTTAAATAAGCCTGAATCTGAGACTTTAGTTATATCTGAATAAACATTTACATTTAAATTATCAATTCTTGTTTGTGGTCCCGCCGAAGTATCTGCTGAATAAAGAGTTACTTTAATTAAACATTGACCTGCAAAACTTGATCCGTAGTTGGACAAGAAATAAGGAAAAGTTTTTCCATTTGAAACATTATAATAACTTAAACCATTATCATAAGAAACAGAAACAGTAGCATAACGGCTTACAATCAAGCTTGTTGCAGACATATTTGTATATGAACCAGAATCCCAAGATATTTCAACCCCAGTAAAGTTTGGATATGATCCAACAGCTAGGCTATAAACCCAGGTGCCTACAGTTGAATATGGAACTGTTGTATTTGCTAATGTGATGCCTGTTTTATCAGTGACAACATTTGAAAAAATTCCTTCACTGTAAATATTATTACTATTAAATTGTTTTGAAAAAACAAGTTGACCATCATTATTATCAAATGAAAAGTGAGATACATCTGTTTGATTTGAATATAATGTTGGGTTTGAATCTTTATATGCCCAGAACATATGATTTTTTATTTCATTTGAAGATAAAGACCTGTCATAAAAAGCCAAACCATTTATAGTAAAGTATGAATTATTACTTGCAGGACCTACATTAAAAGTACTTGAAGAATCTGAATAAAATTGATAATTTGAGGGGATAGAAACTGATTCATCCGTTAAACCATTTACATATACATTCATAATCATATCTTTTACAGACACAAAAACATGCAGTGGAGAATCCCATGAGTATATTTGCTTTTTAGTTGTAACACTTAATCCACCTGAAAAATAAAGAGTAAAATAAATAAAATCATTATTAGTATAGATTTGCATTCTGGTGCCAGATGCTGATTTGAGATTTATTATATTGCACGTATAATTTTGAGCTTGTGGCATTAATAGCCAAAACTCTATACCAAAAGATCTATACTCATAGCCTTCTTGAAATACCCCTCCATACCCACCATTTGGTCCATAAGCATTATTAATTGATATGCCAATATTTGAAGTTATTAAACAACCATTTATGCTGGTATCAAAACTTGAATGTGCTATAAGTGTAGTTACATCCTGAAAGTTTGGAGAACCTACTGTAAATGCTCCATGATTACCATAGTTTGATACATCTTGAATTTGAGTTCCTGCTTCTTGAGCATAAGTTGATTCAGCATTTAGATAAGCTTGATACGTTGAATACAACAAGGATAAATAAGAATAGGTTCTAGCTGCTGATTGACCGTCTAAAGGCCAGAATGATAAGGGGTTATCTCTGAGTACCGCTTCTTTATATGACATTTATATTCCTATTAACTAAGTCTGTAAGTAACCCAAGTTGTTGTTCCTGTACGAACAGATCTAAATCTTGCAGAAACGCTAGCTGCTACTGTAGTATTTCCTACATAAGTATGAGAAGATCCTGCAGACATTGTTATAGCAAAAGCAACTGTATTAACAATGCTCCAATCAAATGATACGTTATTAACAATTCCAGATACTCCACCATCCATAAGTGTTCCTGTTGGAAGAGTAAATGTTGCAGTATTTGATCCTGTATAGTTAACAATTTCTGTAAGCAACTGTGCAATAGTTAATGTTGATGCACCTGTTGTAGATATTGTTGTAATTGCAGGCTGATAAAGATAAGTAATTCCACCTGTCATAAATACAGCACCTGAATGTGATGTTGTTCCATTAATTGTAGTTGTCACAGCAGATCTACCAATTGTTAGACCAGAAGCATTTGTTCCACCAATTGTGATAGTTCCTGCGGTTCCAGTTGCAGTTCCAGCATCAATTGTTACTGCACCTGAGTTTGATGTTGTTCCTGTTGCATTTCCTGATGAAATAGCAAGTGCTGCAGAGTTTGTTGATGTAGTTGATGTAGCATAAGTTTGAATAGGACCTTGAACAACTATATTACCAGCGTTATCAATACGCATACGCTCTGTGATTGTACCTGAACCCATAGTGTAAATCTCTATATGTCCTGTAGTTGAGCTATCATAGTACCCAGCAAACATACTATAGGTATTTGTGCCATCACCGAATCTTAAATATGATGAGGTTTGAGTTGAATTTGTTAAATCCCAAATATCTCCTGCTGAATCAATAAAAAATTGATTTGTTGAAGATGTTGAAAAATTTAATGTATTAGATGCAGAAGAATACATTCCATTTAATGGGATAGTTGCTGTTGTTGAGGGAAAGTTTAAACTTGTAGCTCCCGCCACACCTAATACTGGTGTGACTAATGTTGGGGAGGTATTGAATACAAGATATCCTGATCCAGTTTCATCTGAAACAACACCTTTTAACTGAGCAGATGTTGTTGAGGCAAACTGTGAAAGATTTCCTGATTTAAGAGCAATAGATATACCATCAATTGCTGTGGCTAATGCCTGAATATCACGGGGAACATTGGGGGTATCCGTTAATTGTGGATAAGGCAAGCTAAAATTGGCGGTATATTGAGTGGTCATTGTTCTCCTATTATATCAAGATAAGATATTAAAGCCTATTATTCAATTACTTCTGATGATTTAAGAACATAATCGTCTAAACCGCATTGATTGCATGTAGGAAAATACATTGATTCATCTTCATTTCTTTGTTCAATATAAACATGTCCACAATATGCAGATTCATAAGTATATTTTGTTGTCATTTGTTTCTCCTAATTATTAGTAATAAAGTAATATACATCCATTACCGCCTGTTCCACCAACACATGTACCAGGATTACCTGCAGCTGCTCCTCCGCCTCCGCCACCGCCTGAGCCACCATTACCGCCATTAGTTGAACCAGTCAAGCCACCAGAAAGAAGTCCGCCCCCACCACCATCGCCTGAACCACCGTTACCGTCTTTTGACCTAAATTCATTTACCTACTTTAATTGAATTTAGCTATTTTTTATTTAATTTTCTGGTTCATTTGGGTCGTCGGGAAGCGTTACCTCTTCTATTACATTGTTATTTGGCTTAGACGGGTCATATCCGCCAACTCCATAAATTACCATTTTAGGCATTATTGAACCTTTACTTGCACTAGTGGACTTGTGCCTGTTGAAGGAACACCCAATGTGCCTGCAGTAGTAAAACCACTTGAGGCGTTTACTGATTGCGTATAACCAAACGCTGTTCCATTGGCTGTTGAGGTTAATGTTACTACTGGCATACCTACTATTTGAGTTTGTGTGCCTGTGGCAAATCCAACATAGGTGTTGGTTGTTGCTGCAGTTATTACATTAGAAGCAAGCCAATAAATTCCCTGAGAAAGAGATTGGGATATAGTTATTCCATAAAGCGTTGAGGAAGACACGGGGGATACTGTGCCTGCATCTAGCAAAACCGTATTAGGCAAGCCGTTATTGTCGTTGTAAATGCCAAGTCTAACGGAAGCACTACCTGAAAATGTAGAAGAAGTAATGCAGGCTAATTGGTTTAAAGTTACACTATTTGGAACAAAGAAAGGTGTATAAAAGGTTTGATTGTTAGTTGCGGTAGCAGTTCCAATAATTCCAAGGCTTCTATATGAAGAACCACTTACTAAAGAAACCCCAGGGGCAACTGTTGGTTGTAAGCTTGAGTAATTTACTGTCATTTTTTATCTCCTATTTTAATTACATTATACATTATGATACTCTCCATCCATATGTAGCTCCTAGATATACTAAAACTACCGCTGCATAGTTTACGTTAATAACTAACGTCTGAGCAGAACCACGTATATTTAATCCATTATTTGCAACTGTAATATTATTTGTTGCTGCTGATCCTGAAACGTCAAAAATATGAATTTCATCACCTAATGTTGCTGCAGCGGGAAGAGTTAAAGTTCTAGCAGCTGTTGTATCTATAAAGTAACTGTTAAAAGCAACAGCAGTTGTAGTAGAGTTAGAAATTAGTGTAGATGGGGTATAAGGAATTGCTGTAACTGCTGCCCAAACTGGTGCAGTTGTTCCTGTATTATAGGTTAGGACATAGTTATTTGTTGCTGATCCTGCTAATCTTGTTGGAGCACCAGAAGCACCGCCATAAATTATATCCCCAGCAGTGGTCATAGGATTCAACATCAAAGTTCCCGCAGTTGAAGGAAAAGTTATAGTTCCAGTAACACCTTGAGCCAAGGTGGTGTTTCCAACTTTAAATGAGCCTGATGTAGTATTTACAGTTCCATTTAGCTGAATAGTAGAGGTTGCTCCTGAAGATGAACCAATTGTAATTGCAGTAGTACCTGCTGTTGAAGCAGTTCCAATATTAATTGTTTTGTTAGTAGTTCCCGCACCAGTTGCAATATTTAATGTATTTGCAATTGTTTGAGTTCCTATTGAAATTGTAGGTGCGTTGTTAGCTGAACCTATTATTATTGAGCCTGCTGTTGATGTTGCAGTACCAGAATCAATATAGACTGAACCTGAGTTAGATGTAGTTCCTGTAGCGTTACCGCTTGATAGATAAACGTCATAGCTTTGCACTGAAGTTGTTGCAGTATCTGGACTTTTGATTACTGATGCGTTTGAAGCAGGGTTAATTATCTGCAAAAAGTTTGTTCCAGAGAATGAATAATAAGTTGTTCCAGATATAGTTGTTGATACACCAGATTTACCAATAGTTATGCTACTGGCATATGTTGTGCCGATAGTGATGGCTCCGTGTGTTGAACCACCGCCTGCCTGTAAATTAAGCAAACCACCCGTACCCAAACCTGCGTAACTTCCTGCTTGAATAGTAGTTGCCCCACCAATATAGCCAGTTCCACCGCTTAATGTTATTGTGCCGCCAAATACGGTTGTTCCATCACCGCCAGCGTTAATAGAGACAGTTCCAGGCATACTCGGAGAGTTACCAGATTGAATCGTGATTCCGTTACTACTGCCCGACCCTACTGTTGGCGTGGCTACTGTTTGCCCTGTTGCACCGCTGATAGATATAGAGTTACCTAGTTTTAATACTCCTGAAGTTAAACCAGTAGCAACGTTCACTGTACCCGTTGTTACATCAGAGTAAAGGAATGGTGTTGCTGCTATTCCACCTGCATTAATTGTTGCAATTGTAGGTGTTGTTATTGTTGGCGATGATGAAGTAATCATTGTTCCAGAGGTCGGAAGAGTAATAGTTGTAGCACCTGAAGTTGTAAATATTAAAGAGTTTCCTGTTGTAGAAAGAGGAACAGTATATCTAGTTGTTGAAGGAGAATAAT